GAAGATTATGAAGCGGGATTAAAGATTGCAGAAGAAAATGCAAGGATAGCAAAAGCGGAATTAGCGAGGATTGATAAGGCGGGAACGAATAGAGGGGATGCAGCTAAAGCGGCAGCTGATGCAGAAGCGGCATTGATAAGGTATAAAGGTCAAAGTGCAGACTTACAAGAAAGAATACAGAATAGAATTGATGCAGTTAATGAGGCTCAGGCTGCTAAGGATAAAGCAAGAAAAGACCAACAAGAAAAAGAGGATAAGGAAAGAGCGGAAAGGGAGAAAAAGTTAAATGACGAAAAATTAGCTTACCTTAGAAAAGGTCAAGGCGAATATGAGGCATATCTAAAAGAGCAACAGAGATTAAGGGATGAGGCATTGCAAAATGAAATCAATGCTATGTTATTAGGCAATTCTCAAAAGCAATCATTGACCGAAGAGGAGGCGAATAAACTTTTGGATATAAGAAAATTAACTGATGCGGAGATAGCCACCTTAGCACTTTTAAGTGTAGATAAACAAATTGAATATATCAATAAACTTAAAGATGCAAATAAGAATGTATTAGATGAAGAAATTGAGGCACGAATGGCATTTGCTAGACAATTATCAGGGTTGTTAAATACCATAACAAATCTAATGGGGCAGCAATCTGAGGAAGGGAAAGCAATAGCAGCAGCAGCAACTTTAATAGATACTTATGTCGCATCATTTAGGGCTTACAAAGAGGGGCTAAAATATGGACAAGTTTTTGCAATATTATCAGCAGCAGCAGCAGCGGCAACAGGATTGAAGGCGGTCCAAAACATTTTAAATACAGACGCAAAAGGAACTAATACAACTCCAAGTAATACAACAGCATCAGCACCGCCACCAATAACCAGACCGAGTTCATCATTTGTGCAGTTAGATAATCGTGGTCCATTAGACGTTAACAACGTAGGCATGACTAAGGTTGTAGTGGTTGAATCAGATATAACCCAAGTACAAAATCAAGTGAGTTCAATCAAGGCTAAGGCTACAATAGGTTAAAATAAATAATTTAAATAATACTTTACAACATGGAATTACCATTATACGAATTAGTAATTAATGATGAAGATGATGAATCGGGAGTTGACTTTATTTCCTTAGTCGATAAGCCTGCAATTAAAAGAAATTGGATAGCATTTTCAGAACAACAAAAATTTAGTTTTAAATCAGACCAAGAGAAAAGAATTATTAGCGGTCCTGCTATGATTCCAAATGAATTGATTTACCGCAAAGATAAAGAGGGCAAAGAATATAATGTTGTTTTTAGCGAAGAAACAATCCAAAAAATAGTCGAGAAATACTTTAAAAGTCAATACACAACTAACTTTAATCTTCAACACAAAAAGAGTTTATTAGCACAAGGGGTTTACTTAATTGAATCCTTTGTCATAGATGAGGAAAGAGGAATTAATGCCCCTAAAGGATTTGAAGACCTACCAAATGGAAGTTGGTTTATTTCCTGCAAAGTTGACAATGACGAGATATGGAATGACTTCATTAAAGAGGGAGTTTTTAAAGGGTTTTCAGTTGAGGGATTCTTCCAAGAAAAACAAGTTAAGGAAACTAAATCAGAAGAATTAGAATTGCTTGAAATGTTGAATAAATTACAACAAGATAAATATAATATAATTACAAATATGAGTGAAGCTAAAAACTTATTAGACAAATTAAAATCAATGTTTCAAGAAGAAACTATTGAGGAAAAGGTAACCATGCAAGAAGCTAAGTTAGCTGATGGAATTACTATCATAAAATGGGATGGCGAATTAAAAGAAGGAACATTGGTTTCAGTCGTTTCAGAGGAAGGAGAAATCCCTGCACCAACAGGCGACCATGAGTTGCAAGATGGACGTAAGATAACTATCGAAGAAGGCGGAGTTGTATCATCAATTGAAATGCCAAAAGAAGAAAAGGAAGATGAAAAGGAAGCGGGCGAAGTTGAGATAAACATGAGCGAGCAGGAGATAATGGCTATCAAAGAAATGTGTAAATCTTATGAGTCAAGAATCAAGGCTTTAGAAGATAAAATGAAGGTTGATAGCGAAATGATTTCTGAGCAAAAAGAAACAATCGGAAAGCAAAAAGAAGCTATGTCTTTAATGTTTCAAATAGTTGAGAAATTAGCAGATGAACCGAGTGCAGAAGTAAGTAAAACAGAATCATTCAATGTAAAATTATCTGAGCAAAAGCAAAACGAATTAGATAATCTAAGTAGAGTAGTAGAATTTTTAAACAAGAAATAAAATATTATGTCATTTAATGTAACGGCTTTGGCAGCCTACACAAAAGCCAACGAAAGAGAACTATTGACTAAGTCATTATTCTCAGCTAAATCAATCAGTTTAGCAACTAAAATGCCTGGCGTTAAATCGTCACAGCAAGTAAACGTAATGGATACCGATGCGGTATTTCAAGCAGGTACTTCATGCGGATTCAGTGCATCAGGAACAACAACTTTTTCAAACAGAACTTTGTCAGTTGCACCTATCAGAGTACATGAGGCTTTATGTCCTAAAGACTTAGAAACAAAGTACCTTCAATTAGTTATGGCTCCAGGTTCTAATCCTAAGACTATTCCTTTCGAAGAAAAGTACACCGATTTAAAAGCGGGTTTAATCGCAGAACAATTAGAAACTGCATTTTGGCAAGGTGATACAACTTCAGGAAATTCGAGTTTAGCTCGTTTCGATGGTTTGTTAAAAATCATTACAGCGGCTTCGGGTTCAGTTATCCAAGCGAATGCAAGTGGATTCACAACAGGCGCACCTTACAGCGCATCAGGTGGTATCACTACTTCGAATGTGATTGCAATTTTTCAAGGTGTTTATCGTGCATTACCGGTTGCGATATTAGACAAACCTGATACGGTTGTTTTTTGCGGAATGGGTACATTCAGAACTTACCAATTGGCATTAACCAATGCTAACTTATTCCATTACAATACCGATTCAAGTAACTCAAATTTTGAGATTACTATTCCAGGAACTAACATCAAAGTAATTGGTGTGAATGGATTGAACAACACTAACCGCATAATTGCAATGAGAAGTTCTAATATGTTCTTTGGTTGCGATGTGATTGGTGAAGAATCTAAGTTCGAGATGTTCTATGCTCAGGAAGCTATGGAAGTTCGCTATGTAGCAGAATTCAAAGCAGGTGTGCAGATTGCATTTCCTAACGAGATTGTAAATTTTGTTTTAGCATAAATAACGGGGGTTAATAGCCCCCATTTAATTTTATAAAAATATGCCGTGTGCAGTAGTTTCAGGATATACATTAGATTGTAAGGACGCAGTAGGTGGCTTAAAGAACATCTACTTTGCGAATGGTTTAGTTTCAGCAGCTACAATCACAAGTTCAGTTTCAGGCGGGATAAGTTTAGTTTCAGGAGTGCAATTTTACAAGTATGAATTAATGCCACAAGCAGCCGATTCATTTACTGAGGAAATTACATCAGCACCTGCAAATGGAACTATATTCTATACTCAAACATTAGTAGCAAACTTCGCTAAAATGAGTCAAGCACAAAGAGCCAAGTGGCTTGTAATTGCTCAGGCAAGATTGTTAACTATCATTGAGAAGAAGGATGGAACGTTTTGGTTGTTAGGTCAAGTTAATGGAATGGAAGTTAGCGCAGGAAGTCATACTTCAGGTGCAGCAATGGGAGACTTTAATGGAGTTCAATTAACTTTAACAGGTATGGAAGCATTACCTGCTCAAGCATTGGTAAGTTCATCAGCATTTACCACAGCATCATAAGCATTGATTGTGTGTTTTCATATATTTATTGGTGATTAAGCCCCTTAATTGGGGCTTTTTCTTTGCAACATTATGAACTTTCAATACTTCATAATATGATTAACTTAGAATTAGGGTTGAATATCGTAGCATTGACACTTAAAGAAGATACTCCAAGTAGTGGTTATGGACTTAATTCGTACTTGTTTAAATTCTTTTCTCATGCTACAAATGACACTTTGTATTTTTTAGGACAAGTTCAAAACTCTGACAAGGAAAGATACAGCCAAGTTAACATAACATTAGTTAATAGTATTGCTCAGCAAGATTTAACTCAAGGTATTATCTACCTGCCTAATACTGGCTTCTATGAATATACAATCTATGCACAAGAATCACCTGATATAACACCTCAACCGAGTGACGTATTATGTGAACAAGGTCGAGTACTATACGCATTTAATGAGGCAACTATAACAAGCTTCTCACCTGACATCGAAACAATAATTTATAATGGATAAATACACATTCTATACAAGCGAACCAATCAGCAGTTATAAAGTTCCAATCTTCGAAAAGGAACGTAATAAAGATTGGGTGAGATATGGAGAAGATAACGCATATCCTCAATATCTTTGCGACCTATTTAATAAGTCTGCAAAGCACAATGCTATCTTAACAGCAAAACAAAAATATACTTTCGGACGTGGCTTAAAAATAGTTGACGGCAAAGAATCCGCTCAAGCTATTAAGGCTCAAGATATGCTTTTGAATCCTAACAGATTTGAAACCTTGAATGATATATTTGAAAAGGTAGCATTAGACAAAAGATTGTATGGCGGTTATGCTTTACAAGTAAATTGGAGTAAGGCAAGCGGCAAGATAGCAGAATTGTATCACATGGACTTTGCGAAAATTCGTTCGAATGTAGATAACACCGAGTTTTATTATTCTGAAAATTGGGAAGATTATAGACCTAAGTACGCAATATTCAAGGCGTTTAATACTGAGAAAAAAGAAGGTTTGCAAATTCTTTATTATA